AGGACCCATCTGTTTGGATTGCAGACCGGATTGAGAGTTTGTTCAAACCAGCAGATCCTGTTCAAGGATCGTGTGGTGATGTTCTTGCAGAACTCCGTGCGGCTTTTGACCGCACACAGGCCGTTACACACAGCCCGCTTATAAAACGGGTGATCAGCCTATACAGTTTTATGCTGACAAAGGGCTTTCTTGCTCGCTTTGGTTTGAGCTTGGATGATGAAATGTACTCCAAGTTCGAGAAGAAGCGATACATCGCAGAATATTCCTCCAACACGGAATTTTTCATGTGCATTGTTGAATCGGCTCTATTCTTTTGTGAAAGAGCCTACGAATTTTCCATCACAGGAGATATCTCAACCATCATGCACAACAGTGACACTTACACAAAATGGTATGAGGCTGCTCAGTCCAAGATTGCCATGGCACCCTTCACCTCCAATTTGGAGGCCCACAACACCAACTATTTCACGTTTATGTCTGAACTGAACAACGTGATTGAACAAGGTGATTCAATTGTGAAGTATACTGCACATCATAGCAGTATTGACCCCAAGTACATTCGAAGTTCTTTGAACCAACTGAAGCAAATCAAGAATGCTGAAACAACTAAGCGCGCTGCTTTGAAAAAGCGTGCCCAACCTTTTGGTATCTTGGTGAGCGGATCCTCGAGTGTCGCGAAGAGTAGTTTTGCCGATGTGGTGTATAACTACTATGCAGCGCTCCACAAGCTGGACAATGATGACCATTATCGTTATACTCGTTCTCCTACAGATGAGTATTGGTCAAACTTTGACTCCAGCATGTGGTGCATACAGTTGGATGATGTAGCGTTCTTGAATCCTGCGAAGAACAATGAGGTAGAAATATCTCTGCGAGATCTTTTGAACGTCATCAACAATGTCCCATATGTGCCTCCACAAGCTGCATTGGAGGATAAGGGACGAACACCAGTTATGGCGAAACTGGTAATTGCAACGACGAACTGCGAGAATTTACACGCCCATGAATACTTTTGGTGTCCATTAGCAGTTCAGCGTCGTCTACCATTGGTAGTGGACGTTAAACCCAAAAAACAGTTTATTGCAAGCAATGGGGTTTTTATAGCCCCAGAGAAGCTTGTGATACTGGATGGTGAGTACCCGGATTTTTGGGACATAACCGTCAAACGAGTCGTGCCTGCTCTTGCACAAGGGCGAGAGTGGGGGAAGCTTGAAGTTGTGGAGACGTTCCACGATATCAACCTTTTCCTCCAGTACTATGGAGCAATGACGATCACACACAAGAAAAACCAGGAGCGAGCAATCGCGGCTGGTCAAGACATGCGTTCAATCACTATATGTGAACAGTGTTTTCGTCCTTTGCCCCATGAGGAATGTGTCCCCTTGAATGTGCAAAGTGCAAGTGATGTACAAGAGGGTTTCTGGTTACGCATTGCAAACTGGATCCTCGAGTCCGCGGCACTCTTCAACGCCATGTGGTGTTTGGCCAAATATCGCATTGCAGGTAAATTGGTTTACGCCTATTGTGATCGTATTAAGAGTGAGTCACATGCTGTTGCGCTTCTTGGTCAGTTGAACAGCCGAGTGTGGGACAAGCGTTACCGCTTGCTGCCTTTAGTGATAGGTGTGATTTCTACACTGATAGTTACATGGAAATTGAGTTCCAATGGTGACTCGGAGTCGGATTCTACTGAGAACCAAGAGACCACTTCGATAACCACAGTTGACGGTGCTACGTACCTCTTGCGTAAGAATCCCAAGGACAAGGTTGCCACAATCATAGCAAGATCTTCGACCACGGAGGTCCGACAGAAGGATAAACCTGGTGCTGTAGCGAGGGATCGGCCATCTGATAGTTTGGATGTCGCTACCAAGCCTGAATTGAAAAGTGAGGGTTGTAGCCAGTCTGTGGCAGACGTCTTCATGAAGGAGAAAGGAAACAATGTTTGGTACAATCCAACCATGGAGTTGTCAAGATTCGATATGCCACTTGCGGGCTCGTCTTTGGTGTGGTCGGATGGTAGTGAAGCCATTCCTATGTTTGGTGCCAATTGTGTTCATTTGCACATTAAGAATCCGCAGCGGGATGACAGTCAAATTCAGCGAGGAGTTTTCCTTAAAGGACAACTGTGTCTTGCGAATAATCACGCTTTCAAAGGTGGAAAGGGTTCTGTGTACACAGTGAAAATCACCCGTTCGAAACCTGGAGGTTTGAATCAGAATGTCACTCTCATCGTCAATGAAAATGATGTGTGGCGGGATGTTGAGCATGATATATGCATTTTTCGAGTGCGTTCTCTCCCCCCATTCAAGGATATCACGAAATTTTGGACAAATACCAGCCCGCAACACTTTTCAACCATCGTGCAAATACTGCGTGACTGTGATGGTTCCCTGCGCACTCGGTGTGTGTACAACAACGACTTCATGGGGTACATACCAGTACCGTCTCTCAACACTGACATCGAAGTGTATCTTGGACAATGTCCCACACCATCTGATTATGGGGAATGTGGATCTTTGAGTATTGGAATGTCTCCGCGAGGAATTTCTATCCTAGGTTTACATCTTCTTGGCGATGGTTTGAGAATAGGAGTGATGAACATTCGCATGGAGCACATTGATGATCTTATGCGTGCCAATTCTACGACCTTGGAAATGGAAGTTCAAGGTGGTGGGATGCCATGTATGGAAGTAGGTGATATTCGACGTGAATTTGGTCCTCTACACTCGCGTTCTCTCTTTCGATACATACCAGAAGGAACTGTGAATGTGTATGGTTCATTCATTGGATTTCGACCAACCCCCAAGAGTAAGGTTACAACCACACCTCTGTTCCGTGAGATTAGTGAAGTGGTCCCGAGAGTAGTACCATATGGTAAACCTGTTATGAAC